ATTGGATACTGTAAAGTAGCGCCAGCGTATGGAATACCATCATAACGATTAATCGGGTCAAAACCATAGGGAGTACTTACGGTTGGATACGCCATAATAATCTCCTTAAATATTTATATTAGTTACCTTTACCAAATGATGTCGTAGACTTCTTGTCCGCAAACAATGGCATACGAGGATCATTCTGTTTCATAAAGCTGTTGTCAACTGCATCGGCTTGCTGTTTTGCTTGATTTTCATAGTAAGCTTTACGTTGGCCAACAAACTCTTCTGGGATCTTGCAAAGTAATAATCCACCAATTTCAATGCCGTCTTTGAAACGGGAATTTTGGTCAATCATTAACTTCATTTCAGGGTGGTCCGCTAACTTAACGGGTTCCCATCCTTCACGCATTCTTGTAGAGACATTTAGATTATCAGCTTCGTTTAGTAAACTTGTGCGAATCCAGCGATAAGCCCAACCAGGTACCTTTGTAAACTCAGGCAATAATGATGCAGGTTTCCAGCTATCAGCTCTTAAAAATTCACTACGTACTTCTTGTTCACGATCTATTCTTTTATCATCCATTTGTTCTCTCCAATTTTAAAGTTTCTCTTGCATATTGCTCCGGTGTTAAACCAAACTTCTTGGCTAACGCTACTTGTGTCTTCGTCAGACGCACTTTTTTTGGCGCGGTGCTACGCGTTGCCGGGGCAACTACAGTCGAAGGTTTTGTGCGCTCGGCGGGTGTATCCTCGTCTAGCGTTGCATCCCCAAAGTATTCTGGGAATCGTTTTTGCATCGTACCATCGATACGACGATAATATTCGTCAGATGTGGGATCTATGCCACTCCTAACTAATTTCTCATGTAAGCCTAATGCAAGGCTTGTCATTTCTTCATCAGAACCAAACCAATCATTCTTATCCTGCCAAGCAAGTGCTTTAGAATCAGGTTTAAATGCCTGTGTTTGAGGCTGTTGTTGTAATTGTGGTATATATACCTCATTTTTGTCCTCTTGTAAAGGTCTTTGATACTGAGATACATAACTATTAGCTTGAGATAAACGAAGTTGCGCATCGTTCATTCTTTGTTGAGCATCTATAATTTTATCAGTTTCACCTGAATCATAGGCTTCACGGTAATCTCGCTTAGCTAAAGCCAATTGTTGTTCAATTGAAGACTTTAAAGTTTCGATATACGCTGTTTCACCAGAATTTAAAGTAGTTTTTAACTTCTTATTTTCTTCTGATATTTGTTGAGCAAATCTAATTGCTTCGTGTCTTTCTCGGTCTGCAGATTCTTTAGCACGTCTTTCGTCATGCCAAACTTTTTTAAGCTGCGCCATACGTTGTTTTACTCTGTCAGAGTAATCATCAAGCGTATCTTTTTCTAATTCATCGACCACTTCTTTTGGTAAAGGATCTCGTCCTTTATCTTGTGCCGGTGTATCGTCTTCTATTTCAATATCAACATCATTTGCTTTTGTCTCTACCTTAACTTCTTTTTTAGGTTGAGCTTCTTTAGGACTTATATCAACTTCTGTTTCATCACTTACTTTATTACCTGTTGTACCTGGAATTTCATCGTCGTCTGGATATTCAAAGACAATGCCGTCTTTTGTTTCGGTAACCATTTAGTTCTCCTTATGCGCGAGTATAGCCACGAGGATCTTCTACAACCCCCTCGACTGTATCGTCGTTAATAATGCGGAATTCTCTTCCGTGGATTTTAAATCTTGTACCTGCGTATGCACGTGTCAAAACAAAATCACCCTCTTTACACCATGGACCCGTAGGGAATCTGACTTCATCTTTATAAGCTAAGTCACCTACTTTTACTACAAATAAAACAACCGTAGATAACTCTTCAGTAGTTCTAGTTGAATCTGCTTTTACAATACCGCCTTGATAAGTTTCCGCAGCATCAGGAATTGCACAAAGTATCTTGTATCCTTTAGGCTCAGGTAACTGTAAACCACGTTCTTCAATCGGTATATCTTCTGCATCTACATCTTCAATCTTGGGAACAATAATTGGTCGACCATTTGCATCTACCAAGTTCTTATTCATTGTGAGTATTTGATCACTCATCGTCATATGTCTCCATCTTTTGTGCGAGGTCTTTAATCAAACTTTCTGCTACGGATAAACCTCGAATATATCCGGTCATATTTTGGTACGAAGCAAAATCCTTTGCTGCTCCGTCTCCTAAATTTAATAGTACTGTTCTGCGCTGATCCTCTATTCGAGACAATAATAGTTCTAGCGTTGAGTCCATGTGTTACTCCTTAGGTTTTGGTTGATTCCTTTGCATTGCTTCTTTTTGAACTTGAACTTGTTCCATTTGAGCATGGTATTGTAATTCAGCTTGTTTTTTACGTAAGTCTTGCTCGTTATTATCTTTAACTGCTTGGATACCTAATTTAGTACCATCAACAAATTGTTTAGCTTCAAGGTCTTTATTATTTTTTACAGATTGTGCACCTAATGTAGCGCCAGCAATTCTTTCTTGAGAATCTATTCTTGCTTTTTCTATTTCAAGTTTAGCGCTTTCAAGTTGAAGTCTTTGTTGATCTAATTGAGTATCTGCCATCATTTTTTGAGCTTTAGCTTGTGACTCTTGTTGCTTAATTGCTAACTCTTGTTGTTGCATTTGAATGATAGGATCTTGTTGCTGTTGTTGAATTTGTTGTTGCTGAGCTTCGCCTTGGTCTTTAGCTAAAAGTTTTTGCGCAGCTGAAGCCATAAGTTTAGAAATTTCAACTTCAACATCTTCTGGTAACACTTCATTTAAATCAGGTAGAGGTACACCTAATTGTTCTTCGATTTGTTTTCTATACTCAAACGCTACGTGCTCATTAATATGTGATAGCGCTGCAGCTTGAATAGTTTGTGCTTGAGGATTTTGTCCGATCATTTGTTGAATCTTAGGATCTTGCATAGCTGCCATATGAACTTGAATATGAGCTTGATGATCTTGATAAGCAAACGCTCTAACAGGCTTACAATTAATAATCGCCATATTTTCTGCAACTGGATCTTTCGGAGTTTGTTCTTCTGCACCAGGAATAAGCTTGCCAATATTTTTAATACCTAATACTTCCAACATCTGTTTATTAAGTTCTGGAAGGTCATAAATCTGTGGATATTGTTGAGCCATTTGCATAACCGCTTGATACTGAACAACTTTTTGTGACATGGTTGCCGCATTCGGATCTGATACTGGGATAACATCTACGTTATCATAGTCAGCTTGTTTAGCACGTCTATCACCTACTTCAGGATCATAGTTATACTCTGCTGGAGTGTAATCACGGATAATAATTTTAAGAAGTTTAAACTCTTGTTTCATTGCATAGTAAATACGAGCTTGTACAGCTGACATTACTTTAAGAGTTCTTTCTAAAATAGCTAATGTAGTACCGACTGGAGCGTTGGCGGACATATCTGAAACTTTTAATCCGTCTGCATTGGCAAACGCACGGCCTTCCTCGATAATCTGATTCATTAAACCTTGTAATACTTGTGAAGGTTCTTTGTAAGGCAGCATTAAAATATTGTCGCGAATCGCACCACTTGGTACATCTACGTCTCTAAATTCACCTGGAGCAATAGGGGTATCATCGCCTTTAATACGTAGACCGCGTGATTTAAGTCCACCTGGTAAGTTTGATAGGGTACCTGCGTCAACAAGTTGACGTAAGATCATAGTACCTGATTTGGCGAAAGCACCTATCAAATGAATTAAACCGAAGCAATAGAAACCAAAGCCTGGTATGTAACCGTAGTGAACAAAGTGTTGACGTTTTAATTTTAACTTATCGTCTGGGTTCCAGTTACGTCTAATCGCTAGAACTGTGCCTGTACCTTTTTCAATCGTTACCACATAAGGCAACGCAATACCGTCTTCACTATCACCGTTTTCTAAATCGAGATTGACATGCATCTCTAAAATCTTAAATCTATTATCCTCTGACGGATTAAAGCCTAACTTCTCTGCAATCTTTTTCTCAGCTTCATCAACATCAGCATACGGTTCACCTAAATCTACATCACGGTAAAAACCTGCTACTTGTAGCTTACGCATTTCATTAGGTGTTTTACGCATTACATGGGCAACACGTTCTGCTGTTTCTAAATTAGACGCACCATATGGAACCACAATATCTTCCGCAGGAACATACATAGAAACTTGGCGTTCTAAGTTTGGATCATAGTAAACTTTTTTAAATGCATTACCTGCTAGGCCTAGTCCCCATAACATACGTTCATGTTCAGGTCTATACTCAGGCATCTTGTCTGTCAATTGGTAATTCATGTCTTCTTGGACACGTTCAGCTGCTTGTTCTTTCTCAGTTGTTTGCTTACCAATGATTTGTGTTTTAACTGGGCCAGCTGCTGGGAATGTTTCCATCATAGTCTCAGCTTGGAACTTAACCAGCGCTTCTGTCATTAAGGGATGATATACATTGCAGGCACCGGGCCACGGTTCTGTGCGGTCTTCTACTTTGAGGCCTAGTAATTCTAAACCATCTACATAAGTCGTTAACCAATCTTTACGAGACGCTACGTCGGCATCAAATTCACCGAGTAAGTCTCCTGATAATTCTGTAAGTTCTCCTTCGCCTAATTCTTCTGCTAAGTTGGCATTAAACTCATCGTCACCTTCTTTACCTGGGACAATTGTAATTTCCATACTACCGTCATCAAGTGTGACTGACTCTGGATCTTCGATTTGAATAGAAAGGGCTGACTGAGCATTGGCTAAATCTTCT